AATGCCAAATACAATGAATGTAAATAATGGAGCAAATACATTCGTGCCAAATACAATGCCAAATACAATGAATGTAAATAATGGAGCAAATACATTCGTACCAAATACAATGAATGTAAATAATGGAGCAAATACATTCGTACCAAATACAATGAATGTAAATAATGGAGCAAATACATTTGTACCAAATACAATGAATGAAAATACATTCGTGCCAAATACAATGCCAAATACATTTCAATCACCTTATACAAATACATTTACTCCAACTACATACCAAGCGCCGATAACATTTAAAGTTCCAAGTAGAAAGAGAAGTAGAAAAACGATGCGCAGTAAAACGATGCGCAGTAAAACGATGCGCAGTAAAACGAAGCGCAGTAAAACGATGCGCAGTAAAACGAAGCGCAGTAAAACGATGCACAGTAAAACGAAGCACAAAAAGAGCAAGGGCCGAAAATACAAATGTACAAGATTGAAATAATCAGATATTCTCTAAAGATAATAAAGTTATGCATTTTAATATCTTTATGAAACGCCTACAGTACTATATACTAATTGTACCCACGGTAGTTACAGCATTATAATCTTGCAAACGTAAATTAGGATTATAGCCAAAAAGAACATTTCCAATATGAAGACTAGTAAAGTCCTGTATGTAAACTAATGACGTATTATTATCCATTACAATGTTGCCTATAGCTATGACAGAGTTGAATACAGGCATATTATTTTTTGTTGTTATAACAACAAAAGCAGATTGATTTACAACCAAGCTGCCAATGGTTATAAGATTCGGGAAGGAAGGAAACACCGTCAAATTTGGATTATTTGTTATAATAAGATACCCAACCGATGACATATAAAAATCGGGTAAATAACTAATACCATTATTGGTTATATTAATATCGCCGATCATAGTAAGATTAGTAAATGTCGGAAAATTAAATACCGGATTATTTGTTACAACAAGTAGACCCGTGCTAACAACAGACGAAAAAGAGGGCATGACGCTCAACAACGAATTATTATTAATGTAAAAATTACCTATACTATTCAGATTAGTAAACCCATTTATGTATTGTATTGTCGTAGTATCTATAATAAAATCACCGATAGTAGGAACATTGAATATCGGCAATGTAGTAAATAATGATTTAATAATAACAAGATTACCGAGGCTAGTAAGAGCGCTAAATGGCGGCAATGAAAACAATGACAAGTTATTATTTATAACGATTGTATTGATGTTTACAATGGAAGCAAAATATAATGCGGTCAATAATGGATTATCAACAATAAAAAGATTGCCCATTGTTGTAATGGCATTCCATCCTGGTAATTCGGGTAGCAATGCATTGTTTTGTATATTAATATTGCCAGGTTGTATAATAATACTATCATTCCATAATGTGACAGAACCAATTGGGCCGATCGTAGAGAGATAGATGAATTCGGGTAAAGACAATAAATAAGGATTACCCACTATCGTTATACTACCAAGCTTGGTTATACTAGGCGAGTCTAGTACAGGTAAACCAATTAAACTTGTATTGATTATTGTGAGACTTCCAATTATTGTTAAATCAGTAAAAGAAGTGCTCGTCACTGGTGTATCGCTTATAAGGAACATGTCCCTAACATATCGGAGAGAACCAAACCCAGAAATAGTAGTAAATGTATTATTGTATATATTAAGGCTTCCCATAATTATCCGAAGCAATTTAAACCCGGTTATGTCAATTGTACATCCAGTAATTGTTAAATTTCCAAATATTTCTATTAAATTATCAAATACAGTAAAATCGGGATTAGGGAAAGTTATATTGACATCATAATTGATTTGTTTTAAACCCCGAAACTGCTCTAATTGAGCCGGTGTTGTAATTGCTTTACCATTTCCAATGCGATAATAGTATTGTAGTAATCGTATATCATTTATTTTCAAACTTATATTATTATAATATCCCAATGTCCAATCCATAATATATCAATTTAAAATTTAAGTGTTTTGCGTTTACTTTTTTTCAGTTTCCTTGATTTTTTAATTAACTTGGACTTTAAATCTGTTTTTACATTACAAAATGCGCTTAATATCAGTGCTTTGCGCAATCCAGGTTCAATTTTTACAGGGCGTGCATGTTCAACATAATTTGCCATCCAAGGAAGAATGCTATGTAATAACAAATCTAACGATTTTTCCATAAAAATAACTAATTCTGATGCATTTTTGTCTAATACAGTATTTTCGCCATATTTATTGATAAATGCTTTGGTCATCTTGTGATCTAGTTTTGTAAGGTGTTTTCCAATGGTTTTATTAAAGTTGGTCAACTCGCGTCCTTCTAAGAAATTAATGTGGGCAAAAGGATCTTTTGGACCACTTCCTTTACCATACCACCATTTAGTTGCAGCTCCCTTTCCTGCGTCTAATGCAGATGTACCATATTCCAAAACGCCGCTTGCAGCACCCTTTCCTGCGTCTAATGCAGACGCGCCATATTCCAAAACGCCACTTGCAGCACCCTTTCCTGCTTCTAGTGCAGAAACACTTGATGCCATAACATTACCAAATGCATCTACTGCAAGACCTGGTACTGATGCGGAACCCATTGCAACACTACCTATAATACTGTTTAGTGCTGCTTTTGGCGCATATACGGCCGAAGATACTGATTGAGTCAATACAGCCGATGTTGCATTTAATACACTCATTGGCATATTTCTTAATTCTTCTACAATAGGTACAACTTGTTCGGAAACTTCTTCTCTAACACGGGTCCCTATAAAATTAGACAACCCGGATTTTACATCATTGCTCCATGCTTGAACGCTTTCAACAGTCATACCAGTTTCTTCGCTTAATATTACCGCATAAGGCTTAAAATACGATATAACGCAATCTATGAGTCCAGAACCAATATTAAAGATAAGGAATTGTACCATTTGTATGAACATGCGGAATAATTGATAACTCAAACCAAAATGTCTAGTAATACAGCAGGAACCAAAACGTAGTCCTATATCTGTAATAACAGACAATACGATGCCTTCTATTAGATAACATCCACATGCACAAAGACATAACGGACCCACCAATGCAGGCGCTGCGCTGCGAGTAATAGACCACGAAACTTGCCATGCTAACACAGTGAGTCGCATGACACATCTCCAATAGAAAAATAACCATTCCCAAGGAGTATTGCTTTGACTACGCGCCTCTCTGAATTCATCCCGCAGTTGTGATGCTACATGAAGAATGCGGTCGCTTGTTCTCTGACCAACATTAAAACCACTCTCTACTTGCTGGGATACACCGTGTATTGCGATAAGAGCATCACCCACCATCATACGCGTATTATGTACAGCATCAGTTAATTCGGCTAAATTATTGGTAGCGTTTCTTAAACCACTTTCCAAGTGATTCAAATTTCTTCCAGAACTCTGCAATTGTGATTGGCCAAATAAGTTTGCCTGTTGATTTCTGACTGATCTTCTATTTCTATACCTCATTCTAATACCTTCTTCAAGTCCCGTAGGTAAAGGTTGATTTATAACAGGTTGGCTCATTATATATAGATAAGAAAATTGAATATGAATATATTAAATATAATATAATAAAATGGAGCTACCACCAATCTCAATTACCTCGCCAGTCATTGATTCAAAGACCATCAAAGATGCAGTACAAGCTTACCTTGCATCCGAATGCGTGAAAGATATGGAGTCGGTATATATTTCGGATACATTGATGACGCATTTCATAACATTTAATAAAGTTCCCGTGTCAAACAATCTGAAATCATTTGTAAAGGATCTAGGTGGCTGTGTACCAATAAAATATAAACATCATACATTTATCGCGATATCAAATATGTATGATATTTAGAAATAAATAAAAATAAAATATTATAATATTCTATATGGATCCTCGTATATTATACAGTCTTCAGTCTGCCGTACTCTTTTTTATTGTTGCGTCTCCCTACATGTATTCTTTAACAAAAAAGCTTGGTAAAATGAGTGCTTACAATAGCGTTGCACTACATGCTCTTGTGTACGGTCTATTAGTATATGTGTTGATGCTTGTACAAGGATAAGCGAAGCGACAGAAAGCGAATCTATGCAGTAGTATCCATCGGTGCATAGTTTTTCCTTGCATTTTCTATCTCTTGTTCATTAGGAACCCATTTCACCGTATGGTAAATCTTAGGGAACAAGTAAATCAGAGTATCCACATGAAATTGAGAATACTGTTTGAATTGATCAATCCAAACAGGTGATGTTCTGATACGATTAATAGCCTCCATTGGAACACCTTGTGCTAGCATGGCATGTTCAAATTGATCCATTTTTGCATCTATATATAAGCAAAAAAATACAATCAATTTTTTGATATAAATACATTTTACATATATATACATAATGAACCTAAAACTTCTATCGGTTGCATTCTCACAAGCATTCACCAATGTTCATAATATTGACAAGCCTGTATGTAAGGATTGTAAATATTTCAAATATGACACAATATATAATGATTATCAGTATGGTCGGTGTACACTATTTAGCTACAAGAATCTGATCTCGGGTAAAATTTATTATCACGATATAACCAAGGCCAGAGAACATTTTTGTGGTATAAACGGAACATATTATGAACCTTTATAAAATATAAGATTATAATATGGACTGCCGAGAAGGAAAAATATTAAACCCGCATACTTGCGTATTTGTACAAGAGTGTAAGCCTGGGTTTAAACGAAATGATAAATTTCAATGCAGAAAGGATATTGATGCACCAAAAACAGAAAAGGTAAAAGCGCCAGCAACCGTAAAAGCGCCAGCAACAGTAAAAGCGCCAGCAACCGTAAAAGCAAGATCAAGAGCAACCGTAAAATCACCTGTATTTAAAAATCAAAATGTAGGAAACTTCAACAAGAGTCATAAAAACCCAACTTATAATGCTGTAAGAAGAAAATTGAAAAGCTTTGGGTTTATAGCAAGAATACCATCCAACATGACAACCAATTATGACGAGGACACTGTATTTGTGTTTTACTCAAAATCATCTGATTCTGCTCCAGGCAAAGGGTCTAACGAAAAGATTCCAGATGAAAAGAGAGAAATGTACGAAGATTTGGCAAAAATACCAGACTGGCGAAAACGCCTATCTAATTTCTGGATACAACCTTTTTATAAACAAGGATTTGTATGGGCGTCAGTAGAACATTATTATCAAGCATCCAAATTTAAAATGGGCCACGAAGACTTTTACAAACAATTTTCACTGGATAAAGGTACCGAATTGTCCAAAGATCCCGTGTTAGCCAAGGCAATGGGTGGCAAGGATTTAAAACACAAATACAGACCAAAGGATATCAAAATAGATGAGAATTTCTATCCAAAGCGTGCACAACAAGAAATGTTTAGAGGTCAGCACGCCAAGTTTACACAAAACGCCGACTTAAAATACTTGCTCAAGGCAACAAAAAAAGCAAAATTAATGCATTATACGCGAGGCGGTAAATTGGAAACGTTTGATGGTTTAATGTATATTCGCGATCATTTATTATAGAAGATCCGGACATATACCATTGTTTACATGTTCTACTGTATTCCAATCTATTTGTTGGCCATATTTTTCTACACCATATGGTAAACATATGATAAAGCGTTTATTTCCACGTAAGGACCACTCGGGTGTTGCCCATTTTTCACCGCGCCAAGGCAAGTATTCCATCCCCCATGGCCCAACAGAATTGCCGATAAATTTATCAACTCGTACACCGCCTTCGCGCCCTTTGTATGTAATGAATTCACCAACTTGTACTAACAGATTTGTTCCATCTATTTTGTGAATGATAATAGATTGCTCGTAAATATGCCATTCGGTCGTCATTTTAATAAAAATGTATAAAATATTTATAAATCAATTTTATAAGCTAGGCTTATTGGTCGCTAGGCTTATCGCAAATGCCCACTGTACCTCTTTGCAATACACACGTTCTTGTATTTGGGCGCCTTCTCTACTGGTCGCGCCTTGTAGAACTTCTGCTTCACAACCGGAATGTCATTGATGTCAAATGGGATGAAGAATAGAGGATTCATTTTTGATATTTATCAAGGGATAAAAATCAAATCAATTTTTCAATTTACAAAATCTACAATGTTCATCGGCATTTCGGCGATTTCAGTTGCATAGAATGTCTCAATTTCTCTCAACAAATGAACATCTGTGTTCGTAACAAAGTTAACCGCAACACCTTTACGACCAAAACGCCCAGAACGTCCAATACGATGAATATAATTTTCCCTGTTCAAACACACATCATAATTAATGACAAGAGATATCTGTTGAATGTCAATCCCACGTGCAAGTAAATCTGTTGTAATTAATACGCGATTCATCCCAGAACGAAATTCTCTCATAATCTTATCTCGTTCCAATTGATTCATATCACCATGTAAACACACCACCGTAAAATCCCTTGCGATCATCTGCGTTTCCAACCATTCTACCTTACTTTTGGTATTACAATAAATAATGCATTGATTAATTGTCAGCGTCTCGTACAAGTCGCACAATGTCTCCAACTTCCACTTTTCTTCTTGGACAGCAATATAAAACTGGCGAATCCCATCCAAGGTTAGTTCTTCCTTTTTGACTAAAATGCGAACTGGATCTTCAATCATTTTATTTGCAATTTCAATCATTTCTAGCGGCATTGTTGCCGAAAACAAGGAATATTGTACTTTGGGTAGATAATCAAAAATACTCGTAATTTGTTCTTTAAATCCATGCGATAACATTTCATCAGCTTCGTCCAAGACAAACATTTTCAAGGAATCGGTGTGTAATAAATTTCGCTTTAACAAGTCAAAGACACGACCAGGTGTACCAATAACAATCTGTCCTTTTTTAAGATCAGCTACATTTTCGCGAATAGATGTTCCTCCAATACAAGCAACAACATTAACCTTCATAAATTTAGACAACTCTTTCATAACTTTTTCAGTCTGGCTACTCAATTCTCTCGTGGGAGAGAGTAAAATGCCTTGGACCGACTCAACTGACTCATCTATCTGTTGCAACATGCCGATAGAAAAGGTTGCAGTTTTACCTGTTCCAGATTGCGCCTGTACAATTACATTGCGACCAGAAACCATTGGTTCAATCGCCTGTGTTTGTACAGCACTAGGTTGTTCAAATCCATACGAAAAAATACCACGCAATAGTTCATCTCTTAGTTTAAAATCGTCAAAGCCCATATACTAGATTTATAAAATAATATTATATTGTTTTTCTATATGAAACATTGGCAATTTTATATCGCAATATTAATATTAGCGTTTTTACTAGTACCCATCTACGAAGG